GAGCCGTCTTTGCGGAAACTTAATATTTCTCCATCTGATGATTTGCGGTTTAAAACTGCAACAGTATCCCCATCTCTGGTTGCTGCCATAAAGCCTGTTGGTTTAGCCTCAAAGCCTACGGTGGCACTTGAAGCAGCAGTCTTACCCAAAAGCAAGGTTCCATCAGAGGTTATGCGGAGTCTCTCAGTGTTGTTAGTTCCGAAAACTAAATGGCTGTTAGACCTGTTGAACACCCCAACGCCAGTTCCTGCGTAAAGTTCCAAAGTATCGCCACTAGTTGCTTCTACCCATATTCGGGCATCGGTGGTATCAGCAACGTGCAAGTCAGCAACAGCGTTTGGCGAACTCGTCCCAATGCCAACATTACCGCCACTAACCACTGTTAAGCCTTGAGTAGCATTTCCATGTTTATTTAAATAAACAGCGTCTAAGTCATCATCATAGCCAACTGCACCAACAAAAGTACCGTTTTGTTCCATACGTAACTGTACATCATAGCCATCACTCCCTGCATCAAAATTGGCAGTAGTTGTTGCAGAACTTTTTACGTGTAGAGGATAAGAAGGCGAACTCGTCCCAATCCCAACCGATCCGCTGCTATTTATAACTAACGAGTTTGCTGGTGCTTGCTTAATTTCTATAGGCGTAACAAAGCCAGAGGCTCTATCATCATTGGCTCGCAATATGTTTAATGAACCACCGCTTACTTGAAAGCCCCAATTCTTTTGGTTTGATGCAGCATCTGTATCTCGCAACCAAAGCTGAGTAGTGCCGGTGCTATCAAAAATTGAGCCGTTGTTATGGGCAGTAGAAACTACGTTTAGCTTACCATCGGGGCTGCTGTCGTTTATGCCAACCGATCCATCAGAGGTTATGCGGAGTCGTTCTGAACCACCAGTAGCAAAGGCTAAAGCGTCTGCTGATGGTCTAAACATTCCTGTGTTACCGTCATCATAAAAAGAATAACTTGGAAAAGATGCACTGGCAGCAGCTTGCTGCAAAACTGGCATCCCTGCGCTACCAGAAACGCCAACGCTATTACTAGCTGTTATGTTGCCAGTTACTGAAATTCCGCTACTGCTAGTTGCGAGTTTGGATGAGCCGTTATGATATAACTGAACATCACCACCATCTGTGCAAACTATATAACTTGCTGTATCACCTGCGTTATTTAATGAAAGATCGGTAGCCAGAACTTTTAGCCTACCTGTACCTTGGTCACTAATAAAACTTGCTGCTCCACTATGATAAATCTGTAGGTCAGACCCTGCGCCAAAGATGGCTTTGTTATTGTCGCCGAAAGTCATGTTGCCAGAAGAAACAAAACTCGTACCTGTAATCGTCGTACCAGTAATTGCCGCAGGGGTTGCTCCACCGATCACCGCATTGTCAATCGTGCCAGAATTAATATCTATCCCAGTGACGGGCGTTGTACCGTCAAGCAGATCATCAACCGCATCTAGATTAGCATTTATTTTGGTGCCCCATGTATCTTCTGAAGCGCCAACTTCGGGTTTGGTTAAGCTATACGTTGTGGTGGTAGTGTCAGCCATGTCTATCTCCTATGCAGCATTCTGCCAAGTTTTGCTTGTAGCCGATGCATCTGACCATGTTTCCGATGTGGGGGAGACAACAGACCAATCCTCGGCTGCTTGTGACGCATCTTGCCACGTTTCATCTGTTTTTGCAACATCTGTCCATGTTTCAGCAGTACCTGCAATTGGCTCCCATTTTTCTATGCCGTTAGCCGTACTGCTACACACAACATTCGTAGAACCACCGCTAGACTGCACGCGGTTCGCTGTTGCAACATTTGTACTAACGCATGGGATTGCCACCGCCACGCTCACCACTGTTGTGACATTGGCTGACGTTGTGACGCTCGGTGTTACTGTAGCCGCGCCAAGTCTAATTCTTTCGCACGCAGCCGTATTACTTGCAGACGCGGAAAGGGTGGCGCTTGCCTCTCTAACCCGTTGCGCTGAAGCTGTAGTGGTAAAACTTGCGGCAGATGTTGCGTTGCTTTCTCGCACACGCTGACCACTGCAAGACGTAGAGGCTGAAGCTGAACTTGTGGCTGCAGCTTCTCTTACCCTTTGCCCAGCAGATGTAACGCTAGATAATGCTGCTGGAATAGACGCCGCAAGCCGAACACGCACAACGCCACTTGCCGTGGTGGTAACGCCAATAACAATGGCCTCACCGTCCTTAAATACACCATCCAGACCAAAGGCATTAACACCATATGTGCCAGTGCCGAACCCAGTTCTGTAGGTGGTGTCAGTCATTAGTCGAGCGTTATATCAAGATCACCTGCTGGCACGCGGAACACGTCACCCGTATCAATTGCCTTGCTAGAACTCAACGCAGCATACGCAATAAGAGTACCACTAGTGCTTGCAGTAAACACACCCACATGCGTGACCGTGCCATACGATGCCGTAGCTGTGGGAAACTCTATCGCGCCGCTGTTAGTTGCTAAATTACCCGACACAGTAAACGCGGCAGTTTGCCTTGCGTATGCCGTGCCAGAAGTGCTAACCTCAGTGCCGCTTGCATCTTCTGCTGGGTTACTCGTAAACAAAGCTAAATACCAAGCTGTCGGCCTAGTTACGCTTGTTGTCGTAAACACGTAGTTTAAAACGTGTGTCTCAAATGTATTGCTAAAACTCATAATTAATACGCCTTTATTTTCATGCGCCTAGAGGCGCTACCATGTTTTGCACTATCGCTGCTTTGGTTTATACCATCAATCGCGCTTTGATACAAAGCAGCCCATACCTGTATGCGAGGATCGTCCTTTAAATATGGCGCGGAATGCACAAGTGATCCATATAAATAAGCATCAGGGAAATAAGTTAAAAGCCAATTCGTTGTGTTGCTATCGCTTAATGCAGTCGTGCGTGCATAATAATATAGCTCTGCTGTGTATGTGCTGTCAGGCGTAGGGTAAACCTCAAACTCACCTGCTGTAACTGCATAATACTGTGGTTTGCCTGTGGCATCACCAGATTTATGACGATGATCCACCATCTCAAACTGAGAGATTAACTCAAGCGGAGATGTATCACCTGATGTGATGTAAAAGCGCAACGCTTCAAGAAAATCTGCAGGCATAGCAGAATATTGCGTATCTAACTGAGCAGTGCTCCGCTTTTCCATGCGCCAATGCCGTACACGCCTATTTATATCAGCTTCAGCTAATGTGATAAAATCAGCAGAAACTGACGTAAGGTCATCCCTGTTTAGAAAGTCTGCTATTGCTGTTTTTAACTCTGCGTATGTTGTGATAGCCATTTAACATCTCCATCGTTTTCTAGCTTGCCGCAAACGACTATTAGGATTCTTAGCTGCTTTGGGAAACTTCTTCATCTGACCTGCTGACCTAGCGCAATATGATTTACGCCTAGCTTTTTCTTTCTCAGTCAGATTTTTTTTCTTTGTCACTGCACCTTTTAGCTTAGATTTTGGATTAGCTGCCCTGTGACGCTTAATCCCATCTGGGGTCATACCTGCACCGTCTTTAGTCTTACGATAATTAGGACTTTTACCTGTCGTGGTCCTACTTATAGCCTTTTGTCGGGGCATTATCTTTGCCTTGCCGCCATCTGCTCTTTATACATACTATATATGTTTCTTAAAGCCTCTGCGTTCATACCAGCAAACATAGGATCGTTTTTAGCCATCTGCAGAAAATTTGTAAACTCTGAGTCTGCAGGCATTGAACCTGCTCCCATTTCTGGTCTAGCCATATTTTGAGGCATAGCAGGCATAGAGCCGACTTGAGGCATAGGTCTAACCATATCCTGAGATGCTGGAGGCATAGGAGGCATAACTCTAGAAGGAGATACAGGCATCTCAGGCATAAATTGATTAGAAGTAGCAGGCGCTCCAGAAGGAGGTACAGGCATCTCAGGTATAAACTGACTAGACTGAGGAAACGTTCTTTGACGTGGCCTCATATCTTGCGTAATAGGCCCAGCATCATATTGTAACGCTCTAATCACAGCAGGTGTTGCGGCTGCTTGCTCTGAGCTAATACCTTGCTCTGCAAAGAACTCATCTCTCGCTCTTCGCCTAACCTTATCTTCAGAGCCAAACGGGTTAATCGGCATAAGATTAGCTAAAGCGCTAAAAATGCCACCACCTTCAAACATATCACCGCGCTGACCTGCGCCACCACCGTCAATCATGTCAAGGAAATCTAAAAACTTAGCTTTGTCTGCCATCACTTCTTACCCTTCTTCTTGCCGCGAAGCTTCTTAAAATCTGCCCCTGTAATTTTATTACGTGGCTTTGCAACTGCTGCTAACTTCTTCTGCTTAGCGCTATACTTACTCATCGGCATTACTTCTTACCTTTCTTTGACTTCCAACTTATCCGTTTTGGCCCCGTCTTACTTTTAGCTGCCTTTTTAGCTGCAGCAGACTTAGATTGAGCTTTAGGGCGGCAAGCTGGGTAAGGTCTTCCCTTATCCTTCTTTCCGCTTCTACCACACTTTTTGCCAGTCTTAACATCTCGCCAATCTTCTTTAAACCATTTTGTTAAGCCACCGCTGGGCTTTCTAGCCATTAATACTTACCACCACGCTTTTTATACTCACGCACTAACCACGCATTCGCATAAGCTGAAGGATACACATCAAACTTACGCTTAGCCGCTGCCTTTACCCTCGCATAAAGCTGGGGATTTTTAGGCTTTGGGCTAGAGGACTTGCTTTTCTTAGCGGCCACTACTTACGCATCTTTCTCTTAACCTTAGTCATGGTCATCTTCTTACCTGACTTCTTAGCCGCCTTCTTAGCTGCAGCCATACCAGACTTGCCATAAGAATACTTCTTTCCACCAACCATAGGCATAACAAATCTCCTTTTCGCTCACCATAACACACTAAGCTATACCGCGCAAATTCCTTCTTATCTCACCACGCCACGCATTAAACTTACCAGATAACGCAGTCACAGCATCACTTGCCATTGTCAAACAAAGAGCATCTGCCAAATCAGGCGATTGCAAGCCTCGCTTACGCATCTCATCCTTACTCTCAGCCTTCATCTTGCCACTGCTGGTGAATGAGTAGCGTATGCTCGTCAACTCAGCAATAAGCTGGTCATTGCTTGGCAACTTACAACTACGATCCTCAAGCCAACCCTTAGTCTTAAACCAAAGCTCACTCCTGAGATTCAAATATGTCTCGCCCATACTTGGCGCTTCCGCAACATTCACACCACGCACAGGCAACTCCAACTCCTGCAAACGATCTACCACGCCAGAACCTACACCAATGCTATCCACCAATATCTCGCTTGGCTTGCGACTATCAGGCAATGCCTCATACTCAGCGACCACCCTGCCCACAGTCTGCATCAAATCCAACCCACGCCAAGACCGTAGCTCAGTCACAATTGGACCTTGCCGTTTGCACAACGCTGTCGCATCCGTACCGAACCTCGCCACATCCAAGCCCCACACAACGCTTGTCTCCTCGCTCACCTGCACATCCCTATGCTGCGCAGCCTCTGCAAGATGAAACGGGATAATCGTATCATCATCTGCAAGCGGAAACTCACCCAGCACACGAATACGAAACGCATTACTCTCCTCGCCATAGCGCATCCGCATCTCATCGACAAACTCATCGCTCACCAACGGACTATCCACGCATGACCAACGACGTGTCCACCAGCTACTCGCCATGCGCGTCTGACTTTCATAAAACGTGCCACTACTTCGCGTGGGGTTACTCAACATAATCGTGGTCGCATTATGACCCGACATAGACCCAGCAGCAGCCTCAAACACCTTCTCAGGCACACCACTGGCCTCGTCCACCACCAACATTACATGCTCAGAATGCACCCCAGCCAGCGCTTCTGGCGTTTCTGCTCTACTGGTTCTCGCCGAAATAAACATCTCGCTGGGCGCAGAATTATGCTCCACACGATCCGATTTTACATTCAACACAGACTGCAAATGGGGTGGCAACTCATTAATCCAGCGCTTCATCTCAGCAAACAAAGCATCAAATAACTGGGAACTGGTCGGGGCCGTCACCACAACCTTATTAGGATAATGCATCAAAA